TGCAGATATTAATAGTAAAGGAATTATGGATGTATCGATATATGTTAAAGACAGTAATTGGTATTCAAATAAAATTGCTGATGGTGATCCTTCTGCATGGAAACAAGGTGATGTAGAAACTCAATATATAAAACCTAAAGGTACTGAGAACTTTACTATTAATTATCTAAAGCAAATTCCAGATTATTCTGAAGAAGATTCATGGCCTGATTGGCTTGATCCAAAGGCATATGAAAATGATGGCACTGATGCTGATCCAAATACTGGAAGTATTTATTTTAAAGTAAGTACTGGTATTGATACGTATTGGTATAGATATACAACAAATACTGAAAATACAGAATATACTAATTGGGTTACTAAAGCAGCTGGCAATATAATAAATAATGAATCCGGACATTCTGGAATAGACAAAGATAAATCATTCTATATATATAGATTAGCAGAAGATCCTAGTAGTTTGCATTTCAATAATGATAGATCATACTCAGTTGATGGTGGAGAAGCTAGTTCTAATCCACCTAGTTGGTTAAGTGCTACATATGACTTAGAAGAAAATACAGTGTCATTTAAAGCAGCGCAACCTGGTTATTTTAAATGGGATAACAATGGATCATGGGTTTACCATACTACAACTGGTGATGATGCTAACTTAGTTACAATTAATAATAAAACTGATATTACTTTTTATTATATGAGTACATTACCAAAGTATGATTCTTTTGATTATATATTTGTGGAACATACAGAAACCGGAGATAATCCTACAGGTATAAATATATATGCTAAAGTTGAAGGATATTTTAGAGTATTAGGTACTGCAGATTGGAAATATTATAAACCAAAAATTGAGTCTATTACGTTAGATGTTGAAGAAACTTATTCTACATTGCCTGATTGGTTAAGTGCAGAATATAATACAGAAACAGAAAATGTGTCATTTAAAGCAAAACAAGCTGGTTATTTTAAATGGAATAATAGTGATTCATGGGTTTATCGTAAATCATCTGATGATTTGATTACTGTTGGTATTGGAACTAATATTACTTTTTATTATATAAAATTAACAGATGATGATTTAATAATGTCTACTACAATTAATCAGTATGTTAATATTTTATATTTGGTAGAGAATACTTCTGCTGATTTACATAATGTAAAAATAAGAATTAAACCTAGATGGTGGAAATTATAAACTATGGCTGAAAGGAGAACGCTATATGATTATATTATTCGATGAATCAACTAATAAATTCGATAATTTAGGTCTTGGCGTCCTTAAAGATGCTGTAGACTGTACTGTAAAAGAATCTTTAAATAATACATTTGAGCTGGAGATGAATTATCCAGTCTCTGGCTCAAATTATAGTAAATTACAAATAGGAAGACTATTATTTACAAAACCAACCCCATATGATAATCAACAAGCTTTCAGAATTCAGAGTATAACTAAACCTATAAAAGGTATTGTTACAATTTATGCTACACATATTTCTTATGATATGAATGGAATACCAGTAAAACAAATTGATGCTACTGGCTTAAATGACGCATGCAATCAAATCAAAACTGAAAGTTTGTTACCTAACGAATTTAATTTTTACACTGATATTTCTAGTGGTAGAACATTTAAAACAACAAAACCATATAATATGCGTGCTATATTAATGGGCGATGATGAAAATTCATTATTAGGTAAATACGAAGGCGAAGTAAAATTTGATAATTTTAATGTTTATATCAAAAGTAAACGTGGAAAAAATCGAGGTGCTAAAGTTACTTATGGATTTAACATGACTGATTTAAATCATCAAACAAATACTGATTTATTATACAATGGTGTATTTCCATATTATCATACTGAAAGAACTTCAACAGAAACAAAATCATCTGAGAATTTTACACAAGTATATATTGTCGGATCTATACCATTTATAGATGGTTGGTTAGCATATAGTGAAGGTGGGGAACCTTATCATCCATTAGATGATACACCAGTACAAATAGCAACCGATGGTGATTACTATCAAAAAGTATATTCATGGAGTGAATCTAGACAAAAATTTGTTGAAAAGATATATAATGAATCTGTAACATTAGTTGAAGGCGTTATATCTCCTTCTTGGATTATTATAGATTGGTCTAAATTTCCTATAGTTACTTGCAGAGCAAACGCAAATGGATATTTCAAGTTATCGACTGATGATACTTGGAGCGAATTAAAAGGTGTTGGCGATGAAATATTTTCTGGAAATATTTTAAAAGAAGGTATATCATTAGTAACAAGTAATTTAATTATATATTATTCTGAAGTAATTCCAGCTGGACAAGAAAGTACAACTACTGAAGTTACAGAAGTTGTGGATGTTGTTTTGGACGATCCTATAATTAAAATTAACACTGCAGAAGCTAATTCTATGAAATATGATAGAATATTATCTTTAGATTTGACATCAGAATTTGATGACGAACCATCTAAAGAAAAATTAAAGCAAAAAGCAGAAGAGTATATTGCAAAAAACAAAATAGGAACTGTAAGACATACTACTGAAGTATCATTTATAGATTTACATAGTACTACAGAAAAAGACAAATATGAGAATTTTGATCATATAGAATTGGGTGATACTGTACGTGTAATATATTCAGATCTTGGGGTTGATGTAGAATTACGTGTTATAACTACAGAATATGATGCTTTAGCTGATAGATATGTGACAGTTACATTAGGAGAAAAAGAAGATAAATTATCTAATGAAACAATTCAAAATGGAGATAATATATCATCTTTATCAAATGATGTTGGCTATGCTGATATTACTACTGTTAATAAATTAATAGCAGAAACTGTTACGGCAGAATTTATAAATGCAGCAAATGCAAAATTAACTAATGCTCAGATTAATCAATTGGCAGTTACAAAGATTTCATGTAGTGGTATTATTGAAGCTTCACAATTTGTACTAGATAATCTAGTTGCGAAATTGTTAGTAGCAGATAATGCTAAAATAGCTGAAACATTGGAAGCAGGTAACATTAAAGTTGCTGGTGATGTCAGAATAACATCTGGTTCAATAAGTATTAAAGCTACAGAAGCTGATGGAGCTTCATTTGTTGTAGATAGAAATGGTAATGTTACAGCAAACTCTGTAACAATTACTGGTGGAACATTTAATATTAATGATGGTCGTTTTGAAGTAACACCTGATGGAACGATGTATGCTACAGATGCATATATTCTAGGTGGTGGTTTAAACATTAATGATCGATTTATAGTTGATAATGATGGTTCTATTACTGCCACATCTGGTATTATAGCAGGTTTCGAGATAAAACCGGATTCCTTATATTTCTCTAATTCTTCTACAACAGAAATATATAAAGAATTGGCATATAAGACAAATGCTCCTATAGAAGAAGAAAGTTATTCCATTGTAATGATAAAAGCTAAAACAAACATTCAATCATTTAATTTTAAATTGCAAGGAAAAACATCTCATTCTACTAGAAGTTATGTTATGGCTAGTATTAAAAACTCTAATACAAAACCTACAATATATTCTGGCAGTGATGTATACGAATCTACATATAATAAAGAATCTGATGAATATATTGATGTAAGCTATGAAAATTTTAATGCACTTGAATATATTTATATAGTATATAAACAAAGTGAATATGCTGAATCTACTGGTTATGGATATGGTTACTTTTATATTTCAGAAGAAGATGTTGATAAAATAGACATTATAATGTGTAATGATTCGACATTTTTATATTCTTTTGAACATACTGATTCTGACGATATTATACCTATATCATTGAAAATAGGTAATAATTTCATAGTTGATAAATTAGGTAGAGTATATTCTAATTCATTGTCAATAACATCTAGTACTGAAAAATATTTAATAAATTTAGATAATGGAAATATGTATATTGATACAAACGGAACTATCCTTGGCAACCAAGTAATATCTTCAGACATATATGCTAATAGTATTCAAAAAATTAATTTCAATATTTGGGATGAGTATTATGAGAAAGGAAGCTATGATATTTCTGATGGAAGACCAGTAGAAAATCAAAACGTTATAAGAAATTTAAATCCTATATATGTTGATAAATCATATCAATATTATGTAAAAAATCCATCTAATTGTTATATAACAGTATTGTTTTATGATAATAACGATAATTATATTTCCTATATTATAGTTAATAATGGTTTATTTACTACACCTAGTACATGTTCTTATATTAATTTCTATGTTAGTGATACATATGGAAATTCTTATATGAGCAATATATGTATTAATAAAAACAATTCATTAATAAATGGAAGATATTTCAAACATAATGATAACATATTTAATTTACCTAATATTAATATTAATGGTATTGGATTAAGTACAACAAGTACTGTTTCTACTAGTATTGATCTTTATTTTGAATGTAGTTTTGAATTAACACCTGCTCCAGATTACAATGTAGTTAACTTTACAGTATTATCTAAGGATTCAACAGATGTAAGACATCCAGTTCCTGAGAAAACTAAAGTAACCGTATATTATACATATACGTACAATAAAAAAACACTAAATGGTTCAATCGATGTTATATTTGAAAAAGATAGAAGTAGTGCTCAAGCTAGTGTTAATTTAGGTACTGCTGGAATGGTTATATTTAGAAGTGTTGACAATGTTGATCCGCCATATAAAACATATAATACAGGTACACAAGCTGGAAATATGTCATTAGTACCAGATGAGGATGAATTATATAATTTTGGTAATTCAGATAAATCTTGGTTAAAAGTATATTCTAAAGAAGGTGTAGATCAAACATCTGATGCACGTTGTAAGAAAGATATATCATACGATATTTCAAAATATGAAAGTATATTTGACGACTTAAAA